ACGCACTAATTTGTACGTTTACATCTATGCTTTCACCAACATTACGACTTCTTGTGCTTGACATCACGCCTCTCAGTCCTAATGCTTCATAACTAATACTATATCCTGCAAGGTATTCTTCAGTGCGTTCATTGTACTGTGTATTGCACTTGCTTACCTGTCTATATCCAGTGATCTCCTGATTCTTTTTGTTCTTCATATCACTGCCGATAAGACCACCAATAATTGCACCTGCTGCACCTGCATTATCACCTTTAACAACATTGTTACCGAGAATACCGCCGATAATAGCACCTTCTAGATCCATACCAAACACCGAACTGTCGTTATTCTTTCCTTGTCCATACACAGGTACTTCTTCAGTCCAACATTTTTGCACAGGTTCTGTTACAGTCTTTGTGGCATATCTTGGCTCTACACTTGTTACTGTGCCACGCACAGTGTATGATTCAGCAAGCGCATTGAGTGCAAATAGACTTACGGCAATAAAAGTACCTGCTGCAATTAGATCACGTTTTAATGTCATTGTTTACTCCTTACCGGACTAGGTCCGTCTGTTTCTAGTTGATAAAACCATCCTGCTAAACTATATCTAGGATGATCTGCTGTTATACTCACAGGACTTATAAAGTGCTTATTGATACGAGTCCCTGTGACTTCACTCACATCCATAATTAATAATCTATTTCCAAAAGGTTCTATACTGTCTACAATAGTTCGTTCATCTTTTCCAAGTATACAAAGTTGTCCGCCCCATTGTGCAAGCCATGTTTCATTAAAATAAAATATATATGCACACCAGCGTCTTGGATCATTATGTGCATTAAGCCAGGCAGTATGATCATAATAACTGTATGTGGGCTGATTTGTAAACATGTTAGTAAAACCTGTTACTTCACTAACAAGATCGTGAAACGTGTAATCAGGCTTTGTCACACTGTAATCTTCTGTAACAATACGATTAAACTCTGTCACGAATCTATTTTTATGTACTTTGTGATGATCCTTTAGAAGCCAATAAGCATAGTGCCAGTAACTAAATTTTCCTCTTGCGTCTTCAATAAATTGTTTATGTATAGGTCCAAATTCATCGCTATCTTTGAATCCATACCGAAACTTGTTATGACTGTTGTGTATACAAGTCCAAACGCCGTATTCCATTTCAGGCACTGCTTTGTACAGTGCTTGAATGTAATGTTCCTCTAAAACATTATCAACAACGCAGTAACGTTTTTCTGCAAAGTCTGCTTTTGCTTGTGCTACATTTTCTCGATTAAACATTAGTCCCAACGATAAAAAATATGATCATCTACTTTTGTAATCAGTGTAATTGTTTTATTCCAGTCTGGATCTACATAATCTGCATGATAGTGCGTTGCACCCTCAACTAGACCACTGTACTTATTAAACACCATTACGTTAAAGGCAATATCCTGAGCCATGCGCCATGCATGATTATTATCTTTGCTAGGAATATCATCCTTGCGTCCATCACAGTACCAACTAAACTGACACATATTACGCTTAGGATAAAAAATACGTTCCTCTTCTGGTAACTCTGGATCCTTTGCAGTTTTCCAACTTTCCCTGATAGGCCCTTCAGTTATAACTTCACATACTGTGTTAGGAAAACGTGTATCCAGCACTCTATTAATTACAACACGCGCAACAGCAATTTGTCCTGCTCTACTTTGATTATTACTTTCAAAGTATATATTCCGTGCCATACAGTTTAATTCGTCAGCATGAACTTCTGTGCCGCCACTGTATGTTAATTCATCTTCATGTGCAACTGCTTGTTTAATTAATCCTGGATCTATTATATAATCTGTATTATCTGATACAGAAGCGACAAACATACTTACAAATACAGCAGTAGTAATTACTCCTACATACTCAAAGAACCTAAACATACGCAACCTCAATAGTTGTTTAACTATTATTAGTATACATTGATTATTCATTGTGTCAACTGTTTTGTTTAGCAATTTCTCTATCGTAATCTTCTTTTGCTACAATGCCTTCACTAACTAATCTTTGTCTATTTGCTTCGTGTGCGGCAACTGTATCAGCCTTTGATCCGCCCGTATAAGGCACTGCATGTCCCTCTTCAATAAGGATCTCAGTAAGCATTTTATCGCCTAAAACAAAGTCACCAAGTATACGTCCAAACTTGCCCTTCATGTCCTCACCATTTTTGTTGATCTGCGTTTTTAAGATCGCTGTTTCGCCCATAAGTTGCCCAACTCTTGCTTTTGCTGCTTCTCCAAACAAGTCCTCAACTTTATCACTAGTGCGGCTTTCAGGTGTATCAATACCCATAATTCTTACACGTTCATCTTTTAACACTATACCAAATCCTAGATCAATATCCACATCCACTGTGTCGCCATCTATAATTTTTACTACTGTTGCTTTGTATTCATACATTGACTTCTCTCCTCAGTCGTGTATTTAACAAAAAAGAGCACCCGAAGGTGCTAGTTTAATGGGCATTTATATTTTGTTAGTTAGGTAGCACACATCCTCGTGTTACATCTCATATGTGGCATCTTGATCCCGGCCCTCTGTTTACTTAGCACTGTGACTAGGCATCTTTGTTTCTACAAACCAAACATGTTGTTTTAATTTAGGATGATACTTACGCATACGCAACTTTTTACCTTCACGGATCATGCTTATGCTTTTGCGGGCAAGAAAATGATATGTTGCATTCTCACGTTTTTCGCCCTCTGGTATCATGTGGGCTTTGCTGTCTTTGTTTTTCTTTGCTGCCATTGATTTATCTTTCTAATGCTTTGCGCAGATCTTCCATAATCTCTGCTCTTGTTTTTTTCTTAGGTAGGTCTGGCTCGGACTTTATAGCATTTCTCATGCTACCAATTACACCACTTACTGTGCCAAATGCATCACCTTTTGCAATACTGTGTACTAAACTAGTAGTTGTAATTATTGGACTGCATGCAACTAATAGCACAATTACAATTGCTATTAGTATTATTTGGATGGAGCCTTCTTTCCACGCCAGTCGCCCCACTGCTCATGCGCAGGTACACGGATAAAAGGTTTGTTGGTTTCATTTGTATTTGGATTAGGTATTGTAAGCATTACGTTTTTGCCACTTGCCCAAGCACTGCGTTTGTTAATTGCTTGCATAAATGTTTCATTGTACTCACGTCTTTGTTGTTTGCTGTAACTTGACTTCTTTTGACAGTGTGTACCGCTACTTGTTTGTGTTGATCTAGATCTTTTCTTACCCATAGTCTGTTCCTTATATAAGTGGCACTTCTGTTTCTAGGCAGTACCCGCCCACGCATACCTATACTTAGGCTGCTAGTGCCATTTCTGGCTGATAATTGTCATTTGCAATTATAGTTTTTCTTGCGATAACCGTGCTTGCGCCGGATAACTCCACTTGCCTATTAACTGTCAGTCGATCCTATTTCGCCCCCATAAGCACACACCTTAATGTGTATTGGTGGAGGCGCGGGGTACCGCCCCCCGGTCCTGTCCAGCGTTGAACTTGCTTCAACGTTACATATTATTTATAGCATTGTTTTGTATATTTGTCAATTAATTTGTGCAAGATTCCTGACCAGCACATTCTTTTGGATAACACTGAACAACCATCTTGTAGTATTCGTTCTCATAGTGTTGAGCCCATTTGCTGTCTTGAATTATATATTGACATTGTTTTTCAGTCATAGGTTCTTGAAGTACAATTTGATTACCAATGTACTCCCATTCAGTGCCTGTGTTACCCCACATTGAGATAACAAGCAAAAACTCTTTCATATGTGCCTCTTTTAATTACGTCCCATGTGCTTGCAGCCAGAGTCTCTGGCTACCCAGTCCATAAGTTTGAATAATCTTTTACGCAGCCTTACTAACATTTTGAAGTTGTCCTTGTAGTGGATTTGCAGGATCAACTCCTAGGAAATTGCCCCACTCTGCATAGTAGTGACGCATGCCAACTTCGTCGTGTATTGTCGAATTTTCATGTCTGCCGTGCAGTATATTTCTTGATTCTGTACCCTCACGCATTGTGGTACCTTGACCTGCAACACCAATAAGGTCTTCGTGCAAGTTTCTGCCGAAAGGTCCCCATATACTATTGTGATGCTTTATGCGTGTTTGTCTTTCCTCTGGTGTATCTTTTCTAAGTCCGTAACCACGAAACTCAATTAAAACTTTGTTTGGTCCAAGTGGTGTTACCGAGTCACTACGATATGCACTCCCGCGGAGGTTAAAATTGAATCCTGGGAATAGGTCAACCATGTACCACTGGTTGGGCGGCAGATTGGGAAAAGATAGTTCCCCGCGATCTTCAAATCCGTCATACTCTTCGTAATTAACAGTAAAACTACTAACGTTAACATGACCGTTATCAAAAGGAATATTTTTTCTAGCGAAATATTCGTCATTAAATCCACTCACTCTATTAAAATAATGCATAAAATCATGGTAGAATTCACTATTTGTATCATGCCATAACTTGTAATTTGTGTCGATAACTGCTTTATGATAATGGAATACTTCCATTTCTTCTGTGTCAATTGCTTCAGCGATACAATCAAATGCACCTGCTGTCCACTGATCTACACTGCAATCTGGATTATCATTAAGTGTTACCCAGACCATGCCACCATGGTAAACTTCACTGTGTAGTTCTTTACCAGCGGCTTCGTTGCTGCTCATGTTACCTCTTACACTAGCGATGTTTTCTCCAAGGTATGCTTTTACGCCATTGCCTGTGTTCCAAGCCACTACACGTTGTCCTGCAATTTGAGTTGTGCGGAAATCTCCTTGGTTGTACATCTCACTGATGTGACACAT